TATTGGGGTTATCGCTATTAGCCATATCTGAGAGTGTACGCCTGGAAAGTCCAAAACCAAGTGGTTTGGTGATTTTTAGCTAGAGGACACCCCGTTAACGCCTGGCGGGGGGGCCTGTTGACCCTGCTGCTGGGCTGCCTGGAGCATCTGGGCCATGGCCTGGCCGGCCATCGGGACCCGCTTAGACGGGGCGGAGCCCGTGCTTACGCCGCCTTTTCCGGCGTCTTTCTCCAGCCTGGGGTCCATGGAGGCCACCGCCTGTAGAGTCTCCATCTGGCGCTGCATCGAGAGGTCTTCGGCCAGGCGCCCGAGGAACGCCGCGTCAACAAGCTCCGACATATCCGGGGCGTTCATAGCGTTTCCTACCTTGCCAAAGTGATCCTTCCACGGGTAATCCGGGTACTGCTGCATTAGCTGGAGGCTGTTGAGCAGCATAGAGTGCATCTCCAGAGCCCTCTTCTGGGCCAGGCCCTCGGACGCTCGTTCCATGCTGTAGGGCTCAATCTCCAGCTCAAGGTCCTCAAAGCTATAGTCGCCATCCTCGTCTCCGCCGCCCTGGAACATCAGTTCTGTCCCTGGGTCCATGCCTAGCTCCTCGACCGCCTCGCGCCCAACCGGGAAAACAATCGAGTCATCGTGGTACATGTAGAACGCAATTCCACGCAAAAGGTCGATTGTAGCGTCTGTAAAGGACTGTTTGATGAACGCCATGCGGGTGTTACTCGCCTCAGAAGCGATGCTGTGTTCCGTTGCTGTTCCAACGCCAGACACCCCGCCGCGCATAGCCTCATCCATACCCAGGGTCCTATCGGCCCTCTGGCGACAGGTGGCAATCCAGTTGGCTTGCTGGTCGCTTTGGCCCCCAAGCATGAACTCCTGAACCATCGCCTTGCCGTCCTCAAATGGCACCACCGCCACAAAATCGTGCTGGGTATCCTTGAGGATCTTGGCGGTACGCTGGTCGTTCACGCCAACCACCCGCTTATGCTTGAGCATTGACGCGCTGACGGCCAGAACCTGGGCATTGAGGTCTTCAATCTGCGTCTCCACGGCCACTAGAGGGGCCAGGGGATACACCGCATTAGGCACCTTGTAGGCCCCAAACATCACATAAGGGCCGCTTTTGGGGCCATAGAACGGGCGGGGATCACGGATAAAGCCACCCTTGGCACTATCTTCATCGGAGCCCCCGAGGGCCTGGTCTACACCAAGCGTGTAAATTGTGCCGTGAAACCCCTTTTCCGGGCCAGGCGAATCGTCCAGCTCAATCTCTGGAATGTAAATCTCGTAGCAGTACACCTCGTCCCGATACGGAGTGTTGATGTCACCGCCCACCCTTGACGGGTCCCGGCCAGCGGAAAGATTCTCAATCTCTTCCAGGTTCCAGCCCTGCTTGTCGTTCTTCATGGCAAGGTCGATCAGGTCATCCTTGTCAATGTGCCAGGTGTGCCCCGTAAACCGGCACGAAGCAAACCGCTCGGCCTTGGGGTCAGCAAAAAACTTCCTCGGTGAAATCCTTTCGCAAGTAGGCCAGCCCTCTGTTTCGGCGGGGGCGTATGGCGTCTTCGTGGCATGTGAACTGGAATCCTTGTGATCTGGACGGCGCAGGGCAACGCCCCAGCCCATCAGCATATCGGTCGCCAGCTCCGCCAGGATCTTGCGCAAAGAAATGTCTCTCGACCATCGGTTCAGGCCGTGACGCATCGCTAAAGCCACATCGCGCTGGGCACCCGCCCGCCGAGACTGGACCTGGACGCGGGGGTTATCGAACACCAGGCGGGGAACCATAAGGCTCACATACTCGTAGTAGGTGTTCTCTGGGCTGTACTCCTGGTGGCCGCTGCCGGCCTGGTCGTACTGCGGCCCGGTGTAACGGGCAATCTTCTCCTCGTAACCGTCAAGGTGGTCATCCCTGTAGATAATGGCGGCGTCAATTTCAGCCATCAGGTTACTTGCGGTGGTCTTTAGCATTTAGAAATCCTCTAGGTGGACATCTGAGTGATCGAGCAGATCGCCCAGGCTGCCCTCTGGGTACTCTGGGATGAGTATATCCATGGACATATCCCTGTTCCACATAAACATCGCGGCGTACCGCAGGGTGTCCATTGCGTGATCGGAACAGGTAGGGTCAGGTCGCTCCCGGATGGGGGCACCGTCACGGCTATGCGCCCACACATATGAGGGAATCTCCTCCTCTAAGCATGACGGCTTCTTTGCGTCAATGCGGGTCTTGTCGCGGCCAACGAGGCTACCCCGACAAATATGGATGCGTGGCCCATTGTCAGCCGTTGAAAGACCCCAGCGGACCATATCCACCCCGGTTTTAATGGCGTTTCTAGCTTTTCGGGCGATACGGGAGCCGTCTCGGCCACGCACAGATCCTAGGCGGTCATTGAAGACCTTGATGTATTCCGGCTCAGACGGGTCGCAAACAAGCGCAGCCAGAGGGAAATCGTCATTCGCCTCCATGACCTGCTCGGCCCACCAGTCCATTGTCTGATTTGTCTGGTAAATCTCCAGGACACGGTACATCCGATCATCGTTCACCGCCCAAATCTGCAAGCATCCGGGGTGCCGCAATCCCTTGTCGTAGCTTCCGAAGTACCACTTAGGCTCGGGCATGTCCTCGTAGTCAACAATATGGATCGCGGGGTCCCATGCCTCGTAAATGATCCCCTCCTCGCTGGCCCACTTACCTTCGTAGAGGTTTGCCCGCCTAGCGCCGGTTAGCTTAGAGAGAATCCCCAGCACATAGGTTTCGCCCCTGCGGGTCCACTTATCCCTCTTGTTGTCGTAGTAAGTTGGGTTGTCCGTGTGTCGTGAAAGAAGCCTGATCCGTGCGTCCTCCTTGTGCCTATCGGGGACCTCACGGTATCCCTGCGGGAAATGCGAGTTAAGCCAATGGAACTCTCCGGCTGGGTTAGTGTCCGCCAGGCGCATCTGCCACGGCATCTTGAAGTTACGATTTGCACGCGCCAGCCACTCCCAGGTGTTGGCCGTGATCTCTCGCGCTTCAAAGACGGCGATCACATCGTACTGAGTCGAGAAGGTTTTGGCCGGCTTGTCCAGTCCACCCACAACGATGTGTGAACCGTTGGGGTAAGTGTAGTGCTGCCTGTTGTTGCGGTTGCTTGTGCCGTTGATCGCCGGGTGGTTATCCCACAGGACCTCCTCCTCGAAAGTAACCAGCACGGATTCAGCAAGCGACTCTCTAGTTTGACGCAGAAAGAGTACGCGAATGCCCGCATATGCTTCGCAGAGGTAGTTGATGTATTCCAGCAGCGCCCTGGTTTTGCCAGTACCGGCTGGCCCTTCAAGCAGCACTTCGTTTGAGCGCAAGCCCCACAACTCCCGCGCAGCGCCGTAAGGCGTGTATTCGTGAACGACAGTCGGGGCTTCTTCGCTCATTCTAGCAACATGCTCCGCATGTAGAGGCCGGCGGTCCAGTATATGTATCCAAAGCTGGTTGTCTTGATTCTGAACTCCACCCTATACCTGCGCCCACCCTCAAGGAGGGCGAGCGAGTTCTGGAGGCGGTATCTGAAGTTGTACCCCTCGTCATCGGTGCCGTTCCAGTAGCCGTCCGTTATGAGGGGATCGCCACTTGTAGCAAGCAGGATAATGCCGTGGTCATCGGTGCCAACAGATGACACATTCTCCGAGTATTGCCGCCCGCCGCCGGATGAGTTTTCGTCAGTTGTTTCGGAGCTTATATCGAAGACCTGGATTGAAACGGCTGTAGTGCTGTTTTCTAAAATATCCGCCTGGGACAGCTTCGCCTGATCCGGTAGCAGCAATCGCGCAACGAACCAAGCGTCCGCACCTTCTAGTATTTCTGTGTATTGCATGATGTGTAGGTGTGATGACCCAAGCCCTTATAGAACCCCCGAAGAGTTTGTCAGGCTCGGGCCATCACTATTCGGGATTGCCGCCATTGCTTCGCCTCCCGCTAATCCTTGCCGCGCTTCACCCGAAGCGGCAACGAAAAACCTTGAGGTTGCTGTCCGCGCTGGGATAGGCACCGTACGCGATCTGGCTACCTCCGACCTCTCGGTTACACTCGCAATCGTTCTCCCTCGACTGCGCGGGCTCCTTGGAGGCGTGGGTTTTACGGAAGGTGAGCGCACGATGGCTCCCCCGATTGAGGCGCATTGCGACCGCTTTGCGGCGGTGTGCGCGGTGGCGGTTAGATACTTCCGCACAGTTGAGGAAACTACCCTGACCGCTGCACGCTCAGACGGCAAAGGGGCAAGCAGCTCCGATACTGCCAGCGCAGCAAGCGCAACGGTTGCCGGCGCGGCAATGACCACGGTGCTGTCTGCGGCCACCGCTCCGCCCTGCACCTGAAATGCTACGGCCACCGGAGACGATGAGATGTTTATCGCATTCGGTACATCAACGGAGGTTGCCGATACTGCTGCAAGGGCAATCGCTGCCGGACCCTGGCTGATGCTTGTCGCCGCCGGCACATCAACAGCCGTTGCCGATACTGCTGCAAGCGCAACGGCGGCAGGACCTTGGCTGATATTGGTTGCGGACGGGACAACAACGGAGGTGGCTGGAACGGCGGCTAGTGCAACCGCAGCCGGCGATGACCTCACTTCCCGGTCAATCCTGGTCGGCGCAACTCCCGCAACGGCGATTGCGGCGGCCTGGGCGGAGACGCTTAGGACAAGCGAGACGGTGGGGGCCTGCGGAGCCAAGGCGACCGTGGCCGGTGCCGCCACAATCATCGTCCGGGCAATACTAGATGCGCCTAACGCTGACAGCGCAACGGCCGCCGGCCCCTGGCTGATAGTCGTTGGCGTGGGGACATCAACGGAGGTTGCCGGTACTGCCGATAGCCCGACCCCAGCCGGGTCCATGCTGATGGTGGTAGTCTCCTCATAGGGCGTGAGGATGTTCCGATTGTGCCGGTAGACGAATGTGGAGTTGGTGGTGGCTGATGCGTTCGTGACAAAGCACAGGACCGCGATCTTTGATCCCGTTGGCACGGTAACGCCGGCCGATGTACTGAACGAGAGCGTTTTGGTTCCGCTGCTATTTAGAACGGCTGGGCGGGCCGGCGTGTATGTATGAATTACGGTGCTGGCAGAACCGTCCGTGCCCCACCAGGTAGCCGATGCTTGCGTGAATGAGTCAACGAGAATGAGCTGTGCGCCGGTTAGGCTGCATACGGTATTGTCGCTAATGAAGTGCAGCCTTACCTTCCACGCCCCGGCAGGCATATAGGTGCTTCCGTTCGGTAGCTCCAGCTCGGTCACATACACAGCCGCCTTTACGCCAGCACCGATCAGGGTTGTGCGGTTTGTGCCGTGCGAGGCTGCCCCGTTTACGGTTGCGCCGACATAGCAGTTATTCGAAAGGGAGGAGATTGTTGTTCCATCCCTCCATGCGCCGAAGTTTGTATTCCAGTACGGCGAGACGCTCGGCTGGGCTACCCGGAATAGCTGCCTGCTGGCAAGCAACTCGTCAGCAATGCCCTCAATGGCGGCATTCGTCAGGGGCGACACAGGCAGGAAGCCATTTGCCGCAACCTGCCTCGGTCCCCAGTATGTAGCCGTCTTGCTAGACATTCTAGGTCAGCGTGACCATGCCGTTAGAGAATGAGATGGTTACATTGCCGCCATTGCCGTTGAAGTCGAGGGAGGCGGCCTTGAAGTCGAAATAGAACAGGGGGACATTATCGCCGTCCCCGGTCGTGGTGCCCGGTTCCCACAAGACTAGCATCCCATCGCAGTTGGCACTCGCCGCCCCGAGCGATGACCAGGCCGTTGCCGGATTGCCGTTGAATGTGATTACCGGGGTTGCGACACTTATGGTCGTGCCGCTCACGCCCTTGCGGACATAGCCAGTCCCCGCATACTCGGCCACGGAGGCTAGGGCCGCAGTTACATCTACGGCCTGCACAATGCTGCCTACGGCGAACATGTCCCCCACGATGAGAGCGGCTGTGATGGTGCTGTTACCACCGGTTATGTTCTGGTTCCATTGGACGGTTTCTGTCGTGCCGCTCACCGCAACCCCGCCACCCAGGAACTCTTTGAACTTGTCGAATACGAAATCTGCCATGTCTAGTCTGTGATGTTTGAGGTTACTGTTCCAGCCGATCCGCGCCGCTCAAGGCCGACCTTGTAGGCTGCATTAGCTGACTGCTGTGATTGCTGGGCCTTTTGTAAAGCGGACTTTTGGGTTCCCAACAAGCTCTGGCTCACCCCCCCAAATTGGCTCATCCCCGGCATCCCCGGCAGCGCCATCGCGCCACCGGCATTCTGACGGAACATAGCTAACTGGCTTTGGTTGAAGCCCTGCTGCTGACCCATTCCCGTCCAGCCGCCCAGGTACTGGTTGCCCTGTTGGCCCTCGGCGGTTTCGTAGCCCAGCATGGATCGGGCAAGCTGCTCCAGTTGGCTGTCTTTCATTGACTGCTGTTTGCCGCCAAGTTTGTCAAATATGCCGCCTAACATGTTGGGCATTCCCATGCCGTACTGATTAGACGCCTGCTGCGTCAGCGAGTCAATCAGCTCCTGTAACCCAGGGGTTTCCGGGGCCTGTGACTCGCCGGAGAAGATTCCGTTACTAGCCATCTAGCGGCCCCGCGCCCTTTTGATGCGCTTGGCTAGGGCCTGGGCCCTGGCGTTCTTGACCCTGAGCTGGGTCCTGCCGGCGGCAACTCTGGAGTTGCGCTTCTGGGTTGCCTTGCGCCTGGCGCCACCGATGCGGCCCGAGAGGACGCTGGAGAAACCGCCTGCGGCTTTGCGGGAAGCCTTCTTCTTGGTGGCCTTCTTCTTGAGCATTCCGCCAGCTCCGCCAACCATGGGGCGCCCTGCGGCTGACCTTCTGGTGGCTTTCTTCTTAGTGGCCTTTTTCTTAGACATCTTTGCCTTCAAGCCTGAGAATCGAGACATCGGGCTTCCGCTTGCCTTCCGCCGTCCTTTCAATTTTCCAGCCGCTGCTAATCCAGTTCCGTACATATCAGCCAATCTCCTCGTCCTCTTCGGACTCCGAATCAATTTCAGGGATAACCAGCCGAGGGGGCTCCAAGAACCCGTAACGCTTGACATGGTGTTCGTTCTCGACAACGGCCCGCTTCACCACGGCGCCATCAAGTCTCTCTATTATCATCTCAAGTACCTTGTGATCGCCCATGCGTGCCTTATGCACCATGCCCATGACGATCTGCTCCATGTACTCCGGGTTCTTCTTCAGGTACGCCTTGAGAGTACGCACAAGGCTTGGGGTCCGCTTGCCAGCAGGCTTGGGTGTATCAAACACGCCATCCTTCACCAGTCTTGCAGCAGCTTGTCCAGGAGTCATCGGGGATTTGGGGCTAGGCACGGTTGAAAAAACAGGCCCACACTAGGCGGGACCCATCAGTAGTCTCCCCCCAACCAGCAATGGGCTGGGCTGAATGTACCATCCGGGCATCGAATAGAATGCCACGGTTGAACCGCATATTCACCATCAAATCCATGTGCCACATGCTCGGATCGGTGAAATCGGTCAAAAATACCACCCGGTCCTCGTCCAGAGGGGTCCAAAAGACAGTCCCCCCACGCTCTAAACCAGGCGCTGAGAGGTGCAAAACGCAAGAATAGGCCGCTATCGAGTCATCTGCGTGTACGCGCCAGTCAAATCCCATCCCCGTACTCTCGCCAATGCCCGATAAGCGCCAATAGGACGCCACAGGAGCAATTTGGAACCCAACTACGCGCTCAATGTGCGGCCTGACAAGCGATTCCTCCCTGGGACCCGTGATAGACATCCGCTCGTAGACCTCAGACCCGTAAGACAAGGGCCCGTACTCCGCCGCAAGCGCAGATTGGCGGAAATCCCCCGCCCAAGGCAGAAAATCATCCACAACCGATAGGAAACGACCACCCATAGGTCAGGGCTTCGGTTGGCGAGTACCCAGCTTGATAGGCCCTAGCCCAATAGTCCTGCCGGCCTTCTTCTTCTTCGCAGCAGGAGCAGGTTTAGCCACAGGAGCTGGCGTGGGCGCAGCAGCAGCAGCCTCAGCAGCAGCTTTAGCAGCTTGCCAGACACGGAGGGCAGAACGCTTGTGGGGCCGAGGCCCAAGGTTGGATTCAGTCATGCTCAAAAGTCTAAAGAATCGTGGCATTTTATGCCACACCCCCCTCCCCATCTCCGCCTACACTCGCGGTGGGTTTAGGGGGGGCTTCTGATTCTGTTCTATGCTTCTGCTATATGCTTCTGACTTCTGAAAGGGGAGGTCTAGACACTCCACTCGCAAAACAGGAGAGTCGCCCAGGCAACTTGCGCAACTTGCTCAACCTAGCCATGGGGGAGGGGTTGGACAACATGCAGCAATTGCTCGGCAAACGCTGGCATTTGCTTGGCATTTGCTAGAAGGTGGAGAATGCACTAGGAATCGGAATAGGGGACCCGCTGGCAATTGGTTGGCAATTGGTTGGCATTTGCTGAAAGGGGGGGATGGAACCAAAATCCAAATAGGGGACCCTAGGGCATTAGCCCGGCAAATGGGGTGGCAATTGCTAGATGGGGGGGGTGATATGTTGGGGCGGGGTGTGAGTGCGTGTGTTTATTATGGAACCGGCCGCGCGTGGCGATCGGATGGTGGGGGTGGGGGTGGGGTCCCTATACATACGCGGCGCGCGCGAGGCTCCAGGCCGCTCCAGGTCGCTCTCTATTGCCGCGCGACACGGGCGCGTTGCCTTCTCTTGCCGTGAGGGGAGCTGGGACGTTCCACCTGGCCGATGAGGGGGGGCACC